AGATCGTGGATTTTGTTCCACATGTCCTCGGCGAACTTTTCGTATTTCACATATGATGCCATTTCGTATTGCTCCTTAGCGCAATGGGTTGGTGGTGAAGGTTCTGCCGTCGGGCATGGTGACGGTCTTAGGAGCCGTCAACGTGCGCATGAGAAGCACCAACGCCTGTTGCGTCTGCGCCTCTTGTTGCAGGATGAGCTTGGCTATCTCCTCGAACGTCATCGCCTGGCCCTTCAATTCATGGTCGATGGCTTGGCGGTGAACACCCGGCCATCCGGCATCGTCACGCTCTTGGGCTGGTTGAGCGTTTCGATCATCTTGGCGATCAGCGCTTGTGTCTGCGCCTGCATCTGCATCACCTGTTCCACAAGCTTGTCGGTGTCGCCGTCATCGATCGGCGGTAGACCGACCTCGCCGCGCTTTTGGTTGTGCGCCGCGACCGCTTCGGAACGCCGGGAGCGGAGCGCCATTTCATGCTCCTCGCGCTTCCAGTCGTGTTCCTGCTTGGCGCGCTCCGACTCGGCCTGCATTTCCTGCATCTTGTAGCCGTGTTCCTGCTCGCGCGCCTTGGCTTCGGCTGCGGCCTTGACCTCCTCGGGGTCGGGCTTCTGCTGTTGCTGCTCCGGGGTCAGCTTCTTGATGAAGCGCGACACGTCCTTATACCCCAGCAAGCCCCAAAGCTCCGTTGCGATGCCAACTGCATCGGGGCGGCATCCGTCGGCAGCAAGGATGGGCGTCATTTCCATGGTGGACTTCGCGCCCGCCATGAGCTTTTCGACCTTCTGCTTCGAGTCCAACGCGCCTATGCCGACATCAACGCGGACAGTGACGGGCAGCGCCTCGAATGACTGCATGACCTCCTCAAGCGTCACGTGCGGCTGCGCCTGTTGCTCTTGCGGGTCGCTGTCCTCGATACCGGGCTTGGGAACGACGCCGCCGATGACAAGGCCGGCGTTCTCGCCTGCCACGGCCATGATAAGTTCGTCGCTCTCGTAATACTGGATCAGGCGCACCAACTGGCGCAACACAGGCTCCACCCACGTCTCTACCCATACGCGAAGGTCGAACTCGGTCAGCGCGTTCGATGACTGCGACATGAGGTTCATGCCGCCAACGGTCTCGTTAAGCTGGCGGTTGGTCTGCACCGATCCCGTGGAGAACACGCCGGCAAGCTCATCGAAATCAACGGCCAGGTTGTTCATGTCCTGTTGCGCGCCGCCATCGGGGCCGGGCGCGCGGTCGAACGTCACATCGTCCTCATCCTCGACCATCAGCGTCGAGTCAGGGCCACGGTTCTGCACTTGCTTGAGGTCGATGTTGCGCCCGCGCTTTACTTTGGTGATGGGCGAGATTGCCATCTTGCGGGCGTCCAGCGTCAGGTTGACGTTTTCGTTCATTTCCTGCTGTAGCTGCTGCCACGTCTCGACCGGGGCGGCTGGGAACGCCTTGTGCGCCTCGACGGCGGCGACGCCGCGCACATAGGGACGATCGCCCTTCTGCTCTGGATAGGCCTCACGGGTCGGGCGCGGATCGGACAGGATGATATGCTCGCCCAGCATCCACCAAGTGTAATCCTCGCCGTCGTAGCGGTAGAACACCTCGTAGAGCCAAAGTATGTCGCTGTCCTTCGAGGCGTGCCGGCTCTCGTACCGATCGATCCCCGATGTCTCACGCGCCCGGCGCACGCCTTGCGTGTCGCGCTGCTGGTTGGTCTTGCCGGCGCTCTTGATCTTGGCAAGGTCGATGTCGTCGCGCCATTTGCCGCCGCCAAGGCGCGGTCGCGATGCCTCTCGGCTTACCCACGACTCCAAGTCGCCCTCATTGACCGGGTAGCCGGCGACGAAATACGCGCCGCGCTGGATCGGATCGCGCCAGTCTGCCGTCGGGTCGATGAACGACTGTTCCGGGGGAATGTTGTCGATCATGATGCGATCGGCCTTGATGATCTTCTTCGGCACAATCTCGGATCGCGTGAGCGGCTTGCCATCCTCGCCCGGCAGCGGGAAGCCCGTCGCTTCGTCCGTAACCGGTTGTGTGACGATGCTATCGACGGTCAGTTCCTCGTACTCCCAGTATTGCTTGGAGACGCATATCCCCTGCAACTGGGCGTCTTGGTGCGCGCCGACAACGGTCATGAAGAACGGCGGGCCTGCCTCGTTGCCGCGATCGAGGCGATAATTCAGCACTTCGTGCAGGAAGCGCGCGCCCATGCTCTGCACTGGGTCGCTCGATCGGGTGGCCGTGATGTTGACCACATCGTTTGTCGAAAACAGCGCTGCGGCTGCCGTGGCGTCGTTCTTGCGAACGGCCATGCGCGTCTTGGGTTTGAACAGCTTCGAGCGGTTGCGGTACTTCGGCGTATCGTACTTGGTGCCGTTCGGGTGCTTCGACTGGTAGGCGCGGAGGTTGCGCGACCATTGCGCGCGCAGCGAATTGTTCTGGTACTCGGAAGCCGCATCCAGCGCGCCCTTGAAGAACTTCTTCCAGTCGGCGTCATCCAGCATGTCGGGAGAGGCTGCGGCCTCGTTGTCATTGACGGCCTTTGAGGCCTCAAGCCCATCTTCGAGCGCGGAGCGTGTGTCAGGCGATGAGAGGGGCAAGGTGGCCTCGTCCGGTTAGTCGCGCCTGCGCGGGCATGGCATTGAGCGCCATCCGCCAGTCATCGACGTTGAACTTGTTGCGGGGCAGGTTGTAGCGCTCAAGCAACTCGCCAGCGCCCTTCAAGACCGTGCGCTTTCCGCCCGGATCGGTCAGCGTGTCGGAGAGCTTGACCACGTACCAGCGATTGGCCGGCATGATGCCGTTCAGCCTAAGCTTGATGATGCCGTTGCGACCGTGCTGGCCGATCTGCGCTTCAACGTGCCAGGCGTGGCCGGGATAGCTGCGCTCCAACAGCGCGCCGACCCATTTGACGATTGCCATGTTCGCGCGCGCCATCGGATCGGGGCGCGGATCGTCGCCAAGGTCCGGGTGTTCGTAGTGCGCCTTGAGATTGAAGCGCGGTGCGCCATTGCGGTTGAGGCGCGGTGCGGCAGGCTTTTTCAGGAACGGCAAGATGTCGGACATTGCGGCCTCATTCGTCGGGATAGGCGGTGTTAACCCGGTTCGGGTCTCCCCGGAAAGTCTTGCCGGTGAACTCGTAGAGCTTTTCCTTCTTGCGATTGGCATAGAAATCCGGCTCCGACTTCAAAATCTGCGAAAGCAGGGTGAACGTGACGTTCTTCACGTTGCCGTCGGCTAGTGACATTTGGAGGCTCCTTCCTTCAACACGGCGCGGGTGGCGTCATCCATCTTCAAGCGCGCCCAATTGGTCTGCTCGGCCTCGCCCTTCTCGATCATGCTCCACGTCACTTGCCGGCCCGATCCGTACTGGATGACCGCAAAGACGACTTCGCCAATGTTCTTGATGGCCGATTGCAGGGTGAACAGCGGAGACGAGTCGTTCCGCTCGATGACGTACGTACTCGCCTCGACTTGCGTGTTCGTGGTGAGGTTCGGCACCCAGCCGCCCGCATCGGCTTCCTTGTTGCAGGACATGCAGCGGGCGCAACTGTCATTGTGCAGCGAGAACGACGTGCAGCCGCAACTGCACACCCAAATCATCGGCTCCTGCTTTTCGGGAAACTCTACAACGTCGGCCAACTGCTCATGCTCCCCTGCGCTTTACGGCGCAAGATGTAGCATTATTCGCGGGGCAGCGCGCCACCGCCGCCCCAGCGATACCCAGTTTTCATGCTGGCGGGTCACAGTCTCCTGTTGAGCAGGTTGCGGAAGCCGCACAGCGCTCGAACGAACAGGCCTGCGCCTGGCACTGCCGGCACTTCCGCGATCAGTTCGCCGTCGATCCTCCCGTTGTTGCCAATGCAGCGCATGCGGTTGCTGGCCTCAATCTCGTTGCGCGCCGGGATGGTGAAGGCGTATTCGCGATCCTGATATCTGTATGAGCAGGCGTAGCGCTTCCACGTCTCTGCGGTTTTGTTCTGTTCGCCCATTGTCGACTCCTAGTCCACGGTTGCGGGGGTTTCCGGCACTTCGTCATTGGTCGAGGCTGGAAGCGCTTCGATGTCGTAGATGCGCGACGTGGCGTCTACCAAGTCATCCCGCGTGCCGAACGGGAAATACAGCATTTCCTCCATAAGAGCGCGGGTCAGGTCGTACACCTTGTCCAACTCATCCTTGCGCATGAGCGGCTTGGCGCACAGGTACTCTTGCCCGCGATCCTTCGCCATCTTCTGCACCTTCAACTCGCCGTCGAGGGGAGTGAAGCTCATGTAGCCCTTCTCGATGTCAGGCTCCCACAGGCAGGTTTTGCCGTTCGCGTAGACCAAGCCGGGGAAAAAGAACGTCGAATACTGCACGTCCGGTTGCAGGCGCTCGACGCGATCGCGCTTCGAGTTGCCGCCCTCGCGCGGCCATGCAAGCTCATGGATGGCGAAGTTGTACTTCTCGGCGCGCATGCGCTCTTGGAAATACTCATCGTCCGATTGCTGGCCGAAGCGCTCGTATCCGACCTTCACCAGCATGACGCCCGGCATCTTCGACCATTTCTTGTGGTAGTGCTTCAACTGATCCCAGCGCTGCGAGAGCTTCATGCGGTGCCTGGCACCGTCGAGGAAATACTTGTTGCCTTGCGCGTCCACGCCAATGACCGCGATCGCCGTGTTGTCCGACTTGGCCGTGCGCCCGCGCGAAGGATCGGCGAGGATATACACGTTCAGCGCGGCAGGCCGAACGAACCACGGTTTCATCCATTCGGCATGGAACGTCTTTGCCGTGCCGCCCAGCGGGTTTTGAAGCATCTGCGCGTTGACGGTCGATAACTGCTTGACCTTGGCCTTGTCCCATTGCGCTTGCGTCATCATGACCGGCTTGCCGTCCAGCTTGCCATTGTGCGTTGCCGGGTAAAGGCGCGGCTTGACGATCCCGCGCCCGATCAGGTCGCCGTAGGTGTCGGCAAAACTATTCGAGGAGCAAAAGCCCTCAACCACGTAGTTGCCTGTTTCCGTCTCAAGCCAATGCACGTCGGCAACACCGGCAGCCTCGACCTTGCTTAGCTTGATGCGCCTTGTGGTCAATTGGCCGTACAATGTCTGTGCCAGCTTCTCAAAGCGTGCCGGGGCGATCTGCGCGAGGAAGCGATAGCGCTCTCGCCATCCTCCGTTGATGAGGAACACACAGCGGTCGTTCCAATGCTTGGCGCTCGGCTTGTGCCACGCCTCCGACCACTCGAAGCCCAGTTCCGACAAGACGCGGCGGGTTTCGTTGATCAATTCCGGGTGCGCCATCGTTTGCGTGATGGTGACCGCTCCGCTTGGGTGGTGTTTGTTCTTCTTGATGCTGCCTTCGCCGTCGAAGAAGCCGGCCAGCCAGCCGGCATCGCGGCCTTGATCCTCCTCGATCGGATCAACCAGTTCGCGCAATGCGATGAGCCTGCCGTCGCATTTCTTGTTGAGGAATGCTCGATCCTTCCTGACGTGCGCAGAAAGGCCGAGCGGAGCGTATTCCGGGCCACCGCCATGCGGCCCGCGCCACCATTTGTGATCATCCGTGCAAACGACGGAACGGCCATTGTCCAGATGGTAGCGGTTGACCGCCTGGCAGAAGTGAACGCCACGGTTCACAACCTTCGCAGGGCGCAGCCAGCGCTTGCCGTCTCGAAGCTCCCAGCCAACGACTGTATCGCCTATGCGAACGTCTGCGATCGGCTTGTGCGACCAATCTCCCATCAAGATGCGCTGGTCGCCGCGCGTGCAATAGCGCGTGCCCACCATCCATTCCCGGCCCTCTGCGGTGCCAAGGTTGGTCGATAGCTCGTAGCTCGATGTGGTCTTTGCCACCTGCTCCGGCGTCGTCACCGACTCGCGCGTCACCATGTCGTCGTAGTTGCGCAACGCAAAGTGCTTCGATGTCGGCTGCCCATCGACCACGCCCCAGCCTTCAACCGTCGCTTCCTTGGGATTGCCCTTGCGCCGGATCGTAAATGCCTGCTCCGACCAGATGGGAGCCTCGCCCTTCGGCTTCATCCAGCAGATGTCCGGGTAGATCATCCGCATTTCCGATGTCTCGAACTCGCGCCTGATCTGCGCGACGAACTTCTTTGCGATGGCTGCCGTGTGGGCAAAGATGCCGATCGTTATCTCCGGGTCATTGATGATTTCCTGCACACACCCGGCAAGCGTGATGATGGTCGAGTTGTGGGTGGTAATGTGCTGGCGACCGGTAAGGTATAGGCCATCGGTGCGCGCCACCTGAATACACCGCACCGGGACGCTGGCTACCGGCTCAACGCTGATGATGGCGTGTCGCCCGGAGCGTGTGCGTTTGGCATTCGACGCCCGCGCCTGTTTTCTTGGCAGGTGAAACACGGCTGGACCGTCGGCCTGCACTTGGAAGCTCACCTGATAGTACGGGTAGTCATCGCCCTTATATTGCCCAACTGGGCGACGGATCGACGGCTTGAGGCCGAGACCGGCAGCTAGGTCGAATACGTCATTTGCGAGCCGTTCCGTCGCATTGCAAAATGTCGCCGTTCCCCGTCCATCGCAGTGGCCGTCCGTGTCCATGAGACCGCGCAACAACTCCCAACGATCCTCTATCGATGCGCATTGGTAGGGGCCTGGGATGTGCTTGTTGGTGAACGTTCCCGCCTCACGAAGAAGGGCCGCAAGACCATAGATGCCGACCGCAATACCCCTGCCGCGCCGACGACGGGTCCGGTGCCCAAGCGCCTCGATCCTTTCGATGATCGCGTTGTCGAAAGGATCGTTGGCTATAGCCGCCGCGCCGCGCGCTCCATCCCCAAGCCATGCGCCGAGCACATAGGGATGGAGCGGCAATGGCGATGATGATGCGCCAAAGTCCAGCGCAGCAGCCACGGGTACGCTAGGCCACACCGCGCCCTTGATGAGCCGCGCATGATCGACCTTCTTCATCAGCGTCCGCGTATCGATAGTAACCCTGGCTCGACCGGCTCTCTTGTTGCCGCTCACCCGCGCGCGGTTGGCGATGTCCACTGTCCACAGGTGATCGCCGCTGCACACGATGCTCTCACCCTTGTCGAAGGTCACGCGGTAGCAGTCGGCGTCGGTGAAGATCGGCGTTTGGGCCACAATGCGGGTTGGCTTCCCGTCGGGGCCGAACACCTCATCGCCAACCTTGAGGTCGCCGAAAGGTCGCCATCCGAGCGGTGTTATCGTCGGTGTTTCAAGACATTCGGCTTTGTAATGGTAGCGCGCCCATAGGTCCAAGTGGCCGTCGGGATCGCCCTCGACCTCGCGGCAGCGATCGTAGAGCCATGGGTGGAAGGCGTCTGTGCGCGCCAAGATGTTTGTCAGCAGGAAATATCGATCGACCGCGCCGAGGTAGGCGATATCCCCGATCGCGCCTACCTCGGCAATTTGCGTGTAGAAGTCCACCGCCTCCATGAAATCCATGGCGTGCAATTCGCCAATCTCGGCGTAGCGCACAAGATCGGGGCTGGCGGATGCACGGTACAGGGTGCCTTGGTACTTCTCAAACATCGCGTCGCGTTTACACGATGTGCGGCGGCGACGACATGATCGCAAAGATGCGGTGGATCGCCATATCCACCTGCTCAAGCCCCTTCTGGCCGGCATACCAGTCTTTGTTCGACAATACCCAGCCGCACAGTTCGGAAATGGCAATGCGTGCCGCTGCGAGATTGCCCAGCATGTGGATATTGCGCAGATCGCGCTCCTTCTCCGACCAGTAGCCGATCGCTTCCGCCTTGCCGTCGCCGGTCTCCTCCTTCATGCGCTTTTCGAAATCCTTGGCGCTGCGCTTCATCACTTCCTCACGGAGTGCGGCGGCTGCACCGTCCTCTGCGGCTTGGGTCTTGGGGCTGTCGATCCTCCCCGCCATGAGCGCAAGAATGTCAGCGAGCGCTGTGAATGCTTCATCCGGGTCCGGGTCTGCCCCAACCTTTGACTTGGCTTGGAACTCCATCAGGACCGCCAGCGCGGATGACAAGGCCGCGTCGAGTTCATCCCTGATGTGCCTCTTGCTGGCCTGGCGGTTGTCACGATCCATCTGCACGTCATCGCGACCGCCGTTGAGAACTCGGTTGATGGCTGCGTCGAGGTCGTTGAGGCATTCTTCGTCAAGGTCGGGCACACCCTCGCCAAGCGAGACTTTGATGGTGATGCAGCCGGGCGGCACCTCGATGTCGTCCCACGCCTGCTCGTAGTGCGCCCGCTTGCCGTCGTCGGTATCGGCGATGGCCTCGTTGTGGGCGTCGATCGCCTCGCTTATGGCCTTGGCGAAGCCGGGGAACAATGCGCCCGTGCTGGCCGCACCGCCGCCGCCATCCATGGTGTTTGGGGCGGCGCTCATCACGACGATGCCGTTCTTGATGTAGCTCTCAAGCTGCGTCGCCTGCGCGATGATGTCGGCGGTCTGCATGCCGTATCCGTGAGCGTCCAAAAGCTGCCCGATCAGTTGCGCCCGGATCGCGACCGCTTCATTCGCCTTTTCGTATTTCTTGCCCATTTCGTATTTCTCCTAGTGTGTTTGCCCATTTCGTATTGCTATGCCAGTGTCGCGCCACGCCTGCGACGGTGCGGTGCGGTAGGGCGACGGCTGGGTGGTAAAGTCAAGCTCGCGCTCCCATGCCCTCGCCCGGTTAACCCGGCGTAGCGCCTCGGCCTCATGAATGCGGAGACGCGCCGCAATCTCAAGGGTATCGTGCCCCGCTTTGAACAGGGTGTAGGCGTCCTTCTCTTTCATTTGCGGTGCCTTTCGATCAGTTCGAACACCAGCACGGCGGCAAAGCAAGCCAGCCAGATTGTCACATCGATCAGTGATATCGGTTGTTCCATGCCGTCGCTCCGATGTCCGCTTATTTTCGTATTCGTATTGCCGCTCTCTGTCCAGCGCGGTAAATGCTTCCAATTCGTATTGCTGCCATTGGAGCGAAGGATATGGCCATCAAGATCGCCTCTACGGTCGATGAGACCGCCGCTAAGCCCGTCAAGCGGGCGCGCCGTGCGCCACAGGCCTCAAAATCGAAGCTCGCAAAGCTGCAAAAACCGGCAGAAACGCCCGTTGCGGCCAAAACGCAATCGGAAGCCCCAGCCGAAAAGCATGGGCGCGGCAGGCCATCGACCGGCAAAATCATCGTCACGCTGCGCCTCGACCCTGATGTGGTGGAGGCCTTGAAAGCCGACGGTGCGGGCTGGCAGCCGCGCGCCAATGCTCATCTACGTAAGGCGCTGGGCCTCAATTGAGCTTGCCATCCTTGGCCTGCATCGCCTCGATATAGGCTGTTGCCTTCCCGGCAGCGTGCAGGCTCAACGTCTTGATGTTCGTCAAGACGGCCCTGCCAATCCCAATGCTTCGGCCTTCCACTCCATGAGGCGGAAGGTGTGCCGGGTGCCGTTCCGTCCGATCGTCAGACTGTCCAGCTTCAAATCATCTGCCGCATGGATCAGGGAGCGCGGGATCGAGGTCTCGCCCGGCCCGTGTGGGCGCTCGATGAAAATCGAATTGGCACGGACTCCGGTCACGCAAGCCGTGACAGTCCGGTATTTGTCAGTGTTTGACACGGTTTTCCTCGTTGGACTGCTGTGTTTTGGCGTTTGCGGGGCATCGTGCATTCTCAAAATGTATCATTTTTGCGTTGACGGTCGTTGGTGATTGGTTGATTGGTGGTGTTGCGCTTCCTGTTTTCAGGGGAGCCAAAGCCTGCGGGTATGCGCATGGTGGAGAGGGGTGGTGCGATCTTGTCAACCGCGCCGCCCCTCTTGTTTCCGATGTCACAGTTCTTTGCGCCGTTCCAATTCCTGCTTCGCTGCGAGTAGTTCCGGCAGCCTTTTGATAGCCTCCGCCGCGAGCGATTGAATGTTCTCCTCCAAAACCGCCGCGTCGGTTGTTGTGGTGGCTGCCACCGCGAACATCGCCACGAAATCCGCCATCGCTGACAGGGCCACCAGAGCCTCGACCCCATCAATCGTGCCGACGAGCTCGATCATGACTTCCACCTCAAATAGCGCTTCGTTGACTTGTCGTATGTGCATCGGTTCGGAAACCGATCCTGATACTTGGTGAGGTCCAGCGATGCCTGCGGCATGCTTATCTCGAACTTGCGAATGATGTGGTCGCGGTTGATGAAGCCGTAGATATCCAGCATTTCATCGATCCACATCAGGCGGCGGCGCTGAAACCATGGAAGATCGGCTATGCGCTCCGCGTCGGTCATGATCGCGCCTGCTTGCGAAGCATGTAGCCCGACCCCTTGCCGGGACCGGACAGGATGCGCCAACCTTCGTCCTTCAACGCGCGCACGTCGCGGTAGACCGTGCGAACGCACACGCCCGTCTTGTCCGCTATCGTCTCGCTGCCTACCATCGTGCCGGCGATCATCTGGATGATGGCCCTGTGCCGTTCTTCTCGCGTCATGCCTTTGGCTCCCGCGCTGCGATAATGCGCTCGGCCTCGGCCAAAATGGCGTCGTGGTCGCTCTCGTAGCGCTGGCGGATGATCTTGTCCCAACGCTTGATTTCATCGCTGATGACCCTGTGCGCCTTGAAAAGAGCTATCTCGCGGTCGCGCTCGGCGCGCGTGTCGTCATCTAGAAGCCTGACGCGGTGGCGGCCCGCGCTGCTTGCATCGAACCCGCTTGCCGATGGCGTATACTGGCGCGTGTCGCCCTCCAAGACGAAGCGCCCGGTCTTGTAGATTTTGCCGATCTTGTGAACGCTGCCGAACGACTTAATGCCCCATGAGTGCATTACCTCGATCACCTCGACGCCGGGCTTGACCCAATCCGGCACTGTTTTCTGATTACCCATGGTTTGCCTCCTGCATGGTGGATGGATCGGCCAGGCGGTCGATATACGTGCCCTTGTCGTAGCCGGGGATGGGTGCGTCGAGGGAAAGGGTGGACCATGTGTCCATCAGCTTGTTGAAGCGCCTGTAGGCGTCCTTCACCAGCTTATCCATGTCTCCCAGCTTCGCGCGGCCTTCGAGGATATCGAGGCAGACCATGCCGGCGATGTCGTCACGCAATGATTTCTGCCAGCCGCGCGGGATCGCCTTCACGATGTCGCGGTAGATCGCGTCCGGGTTCATGACGATGACGCTCTTGACTTTCAGCCGGGCGCAGTAGGCCCGGTTGGCCGCGTTCCGCCTGTCGTTGTTGGCCGTACTCCACGCCTTGTACCAAGCGCGGTAGCGTTCGATCTTCTCCGGTGTTGATCGGCTGCGCTGATAGGCACGACGGCTCAATTCCTTGAGCTTTTCGGGGTCAAGTTCCTTGAGGCGCTGACGATAGAGGCGACGCCTGAAATTGTGCTTCTCCTTGGCGCTCATGGCTGCCCATTTCTTGAACGGCACACCGTAGCTGTTTGCGCCGTATGTACCTGCCCGCGCCATCACGTCACCTCGTCGGATAGAGCGGCGCGACCGGCTTCGGTGATGGTCCACACAGGTCGGAGAGCGCTCCCTTCTGTCTCGAAGAATTTTAGCACCATGCCGCGCTCAACTAGCCGGCTGACGGATCGCTCGTCCGTAATGTCGAATACGCCATTGGG